GTTTTCTTACGTCACGCACAATTTTTGAGGATTTTTAAAAGGTGTCATGATTCAACTAGAGAGGAGAAACGATGAGTGGTTAAGAATCCGTACTATCAACAGAATAACGGGCGTTTACCCAGCGACCCTCCGAATTATTTAGGAACAGTGGCAAGGGAAGTTTGGCGCAAAATCATTCCGTTTTTAGAAAACACAAATAAAATTCAACGCATTGATACGTTCTTGGTTGAAACTTACTGTACGAATTATGAAATTTACAAGCTTGCTTATGAAGATATAAAAGAGAATGGTATTCAGCAAGAGATCAGGAAGCCTATCCAAGCGCAAGGGTCTGGTGAAATTCTCGGTGAGCAATCGCTTGGTTTTAAAAAGAATCCAGCAGTGGCAACTATGAAAGATGCTACTGAAACGCTTAACAAGATAGGTATTCAGTTAGGTTTGACACCAAAAGGACGTCAAGAGTTGATGGAAATTGCTGGCGAACAGTCAGACGAAGGCTCAATCAAAGATAAAATGAAAGAATTTTTTAAATAGAAAAGAGGTGAGGAAACATAGTTGAAATTGATTTAACCAAAACAAAAGATGTAATTGGTTCTTATCAAAGTATTGATTTTTCTTTTATCCGTAAGAAATACAAAGACGCTGGAACACGATATTGTTTTGATGTTCTGGATGGTAAGATTGTAGCTGGTTATAAGATTCAATTAGCATGTTTCCGTCACCTTCGAGATTTACAAAGACAAGGTCAAGATGATTTTCCTTATGTCTATTCAGTTGATGCATTTAACCGTTTCTTGAAATTCCTATCATTAGTACCAAACGTTGACGATTTAAGTCAAAAGTTAGAACCTATGGACTGGCAGCTATTTATTTTTAGTCAAATTTTTGCATGGTTTGACTTGGACAATGTTCCAAGGTTTTCAAACATCATCATTTCTATTGCTCGTTCACAAGGGAAGACGATGATAGCTGGTATCTGTCTGAATTTCTCTTATTTAATTGAAATTATTGGACAAAGTAACCAAGATTTTCTTGTTAGCTCGCTGACCTTCGACCAAACAATGAAACTATTTACTTATGTCAAATCAATGATGGCTAGAATCATCGAGAATGAACCGTTTAAGTCACTGGCAGAAGAAACACAAGTCCAATTATATTCACGAGAAATTAAGTCACTAGTGGATGCTAATGCCATTAATACCATGTCGTTTGAATCTGGGAAATTTGATAGTAAACACTTTAAATTGGCTGTGGCAGATGAAGTTGGTGAACTTAGAACAGATGAAGGTATTTCTAAAATCACATCTGGACAAGTTAACACAGAAGGCTCACGCTTTATTGAGATATCGACTTCTTACCAAACACCCGATGTTCCATTTCATCAAGAGCAAAAGAAACTGATTGAAATCATGGAACGTGATTTTGACCGTTCTGGTGATGACCAGCTTTGCTTGATTTGGTCGCAAGACAATTTGGAAGAAACATTTCAACCAGAAACATGGGCTAAAAGCAACCCACTGTTGAATCACCCAGATTTGAAAGACAGCCTTATGAAGGGTTTGCTTTCTGAACGTGATAAAAAAATGCTCATGGGTAAGCTTGCTGATTTTCAGGTTAAAAACATGAATTGTTGGTTACTTGCTGATAGCAATAGCTTTCTTGATTTAAGTGATATCGAAAATGCAGTCATTGATGAGTTTGATATACGTGGCAAGCGTGTATATGTCGGACTAGATGCTTCAATGTTCAGCGATAATACAGCAATTGGTTTCGTCTATCCTTATGTCGGTGAAGACGGTAGTCAGAAATGGCACGTCGAACAACACAGTTTCATTCCTTGGCAGCAAGCAGGTTCGCTTGAGGCTAAGATGGAGCAGGACGGTGTCAACTATCGAGACTTGGAAGCCAAGGGCTTTTGTACGATTACAAGCCATCCACAAGGGCTTATTAACCCAGAGGAAGTGTATCGCTGGTTTATAGATTATGTTGAAGATAATCAGCTTGATGTCGTTTTCTTCGGATATGACGCTATGGGAGTTTCAAAGATTATCAAGGCCTTGGAGTCTAACACGAGCTTTCCACTTATGCCAATAAGACAGCGAACAAGTGAATTGAAAGACCCTACAAAATTCCTACAAACACTGTTCATTGAGGGTAATATCACTCGACTAGATGATGAAATCATGCGAAAAGCCTTGATAAATGCAGTTATTAAAGAGGACAACATCGGTATTCAGGTCGATAAAATGAAATCTACTTACAAAATCGACGTTGTGGATGCTCTTATCGATGCTTTTTACGATGCCATGTACGCATTTGAAGATTACGCTATCACTAACAATCCAACATGGAAAGTAGAACACATGAGCCAAGAGGCAGTTTTAGCATGGCTAAAAAACCCAGAAAGTGGGCTATTAGAGGAGTATTAATACATGATTTTGAAGTTTTTTAAGGCAATTTGGGCTATTTTCGACATTTTAATGTTCATTTTAGCTGCAATTTCACTCAATATAACCACTTACCACCTTGGCTATGTATGGTTTGGCATTAGCATGACAATCACGTTCATACTAGCAGGGTTGGTTAGTGAACTAGCCGCCAAAAAAGGCTAGAAAGGAGGTGATAACAATTGCCAATATTTAATATAACTAATCTTGCAACAGAGAGCCCACCAAGCAGTCAAGGTGGCTTTTTTGATATTACTGATCCAGAGTTTTTAGCTACATTGAATGGTAGCGAGTGGGTTTCAGCAGAATCCGCTCTCAGAAACTCAGACTTATTTTCTATTATTAATCAACTCTCAAACGACCTTGCAACCGTTAAACTGACAGCCAGTCGGAAACAATTACAGGGAATCATTGATAACCCGTCAAACAATGCTAACCGCTTTAATTTCTATCAATCTATCTTTGCTCAAATGCTACTTGGTGGGGAAGCCTTTGCTTATCGATGGCGAAACGAAAATGGGCGGGATATGAAGTGGGAATATTTGCGACCGTCTCAAGTATCATTCAATCGCTTGGATAATAAAGATGGAATTTACTATAACATCACTTTTGACGACCCACGCATTCCACCAAAACAGCACGTCCCACAAGGTGACGTCTTACACTTTAAATTGCTATCTGTGGATGGTGGTTTGACAAGTGTAAGCCCGTTGATGGCTCTTAGTAGGGAGTTGAATATACAGAAAGCCAGCGATAAGCTGACGCTTAACTCTCTCAAAAACGCCTTAAATGCCAATGGTATTTTGAAGATTAAAGGCGGTGGCTTGCTTGATTTTAAAACTAAACTCTCACGCTCACGGCAAGCGATGAAGCAAATGCAAGGCGGTCCGTTAGTGCTGGATGATTTAGAGGACTTCACACCGCTTGAAATTAAGTCGAACGTATCTCAACTGCTTAAGCAAGCGGACTGGACAACTGGACAGTTTGCTAAGGTCTACGGTATCCCAGAGAATGTAGTTGGAGGTCAAGGAGACCAACAATCATCGCTGGAAATGAGTTTAGATCTCTATAACAAAGCAGTATCACGATACTTAAGACCATTTATCGGTGAGCTATCTCAAAAACTATCCTGCGATGTGGATGCAGATATTTTGCCGGCTGTTGACCCTACTGGCTCTAATAGTGTCAGTCGGATTAATAGCATGGTTAAAAGTGGCACACTCGCTCAAAATCAAGGCTTGTATATTTTGCAACAAGCTGAAATTTTACCTAAAGAGTTGCCGGAAGGGGAAAACCCTAATAAGACCACATTGAAAGGAGGTGAGATAAATGGGGAAGATTGACATTAAAGGCTATATAGTAAGCAATGACGATAGGGAATTCTATGATTTCTATGGCATGACCAGTACCTATCCCAAGATGGTACAAGATGCCATTGCTAACGATGAAGATGAAGAAATTACGCTTAATATTGCTTCAAACGGCGGTGATGTGTTCGCAGCTAGTGAAATCTATACTATGCTTCGAGACAGTGGCAAGCGTATTGTAGTTAATATACAAGGCTTAGCAGCGTCTGCTGCTTCCGTCATATCAATGGCAGGCAATACCGTTCGCATTAGTCCAACGGCGCATATCATGATTCATAAAGCATCTAGCGGTTTCGTTGGGAACAGCGATGACATGGAACATCAATCAGTAGTATTGAATAGCATTGACGAGTCTATCGCTTTGGCTTACGAGATGAAAACTGGTCTTAAACAATCAGAATTATTAGAGCTTATGGCAAAAGAAACATGGCTTAATGCCAAAACTGCTGTTGATAAAGGCTTTGCAGATGAAATTATGTTCTTTGGTGACGATGAAGAACAAATCATGGTTACTAACGCTGTACATCAGATGCCAAGCAAATCAGCAATCAATAAATTTAAAAATATGATTGCTAAACCTAAAACCAATTCTTTGCGTGAGCAAAAATTGAAAATTTTACTTGAAAAATGAAAGGAAAATAATTAATGAAAACATCAAACGAATTGCATGACCTTTGGGTTGCTCAAGGCGACAAGGTCGAAAACTTGAATGAGAAACTTAACGTAGCTATGCTTGACGATTCAGTTACTGCTGAAGAGTTGCAAAAAATCAAAAATGAACGTGACACTGCCAAAATGAAACGTGATATGTTCAAAGAACAGTATACAGAGGCTCGTGCTAATGAAATAGTTAATATGTCCGAAGAAGATAAAAAACCTTTGACTGAAAATGAAGAAGAAGTTAAAGCTAATTTTGTTAAAGACTTCAAAAACCTAGTCCGTGGTCGCTACCAAAACTTACTTGATTCTAAAACAGACCATTCTGGTTCTGATGCAGGTTTGACTATCCCTCAAGATATTCAAACAGCTATTCATACATTGGTTCGTCAATACGATTCATTGCAAGAGTATGTAAATGTTGAGAACGTAACTACTCTTACTGGTTCACGTGTTTATGAAAAATGGACTGATATTACAGGTCTTGCTAATATTGATGATGAAGCAGGTAAAATTGCTGATATTGATGATCCAAAACTTTCTCTTATCAAATACACTATCAAGCGCTATGCTGGTATCTCAACAGTTACTAACAGCTTGCTTGCTGATTCTGCTGAAAATATCCTTGCTTGGCTTTCTGGTTGGATTGCCAAAAAAGTTGTTGTAACTCGTAACAAAGCTATCTTGGAAGCTATCGCTACGCTTCCAACAAAACCAACATTGACAAAATGGGATGACATCATTGACCTTCAAGCTAAAGTTGACCCAGCAATTAAGCAAACATCATTCTTCTTGACTAATACGTCTGGATTTACTGCACTTAAGAAAGTAAAGAATGCATTTGGTGATTATCTAATGGAACGTGACGTAAAATCACCTACAGGCTATTCAATCGCTGGCTTCGCAGTCAAAGAAGTCGCTGACCGTTGGCTTGCTAATGCATCAGGTGGAGCAATGCCATTGTATTTTGGTGATTTGAAACAAGCCGTTACTTTGTTTGACCGTCAACAAATGTCATTGCTATCTACCAATATCGGTGGTGGTGCGTTTGAAACTGACACTACTAAAGTACGTGTTATTGACCGTTTTGATGTTGTAGCAACTGATACAGAAGCGTTTGTACCAGCTTCATTTAAAGCCATCGCTGACCAAAAAGGTAACATTGGTTCAACAGCAGTCTAATTAGGAGGTAAGCTATGAGTGTATCTAAGGAAACTATCATGCAGACTCTGAATCTGGATGAGACAGACGACACGGCACTCATCCCAGCTTACATTGAATCAGCTCGACAGTACGTCGTTAATTCAGTCGGGGATGATCCAAAATTTTACAACCTCGACAGTGTGAGAGCTTTGTTTGATACGGCTGTAATAGCCCTAACAAGCTCATATTTCACGTATAGAGTGGCATTGACAGATACGGCAACATATCCTGTTAATCTAACGCTAAACAGCATAATCGGGCAGTTAAGGGGGCTGTACGCAACTTATAGCGAGGAAAGAGGTGACTAATGGCTAGAGTTAGATATTTACCCTCAGACTTTCGTTATAAAGCAGATTTTGGGACATACCAAAGCACCCCCAACAAGTTTACGGGTGTGAGTGTGCCAAAGTTCGTGAAACAATTTACGCTTCATTACAAGCCACACACTAGAACGCTCAATCAAGAGTATTTGGCTCAACAAAATGGCGAAAGTGATACAATAGTTATCGTCATCCGCCACAATGCAAAAGTATTAGAAGGTCAAGTTGTCACTTTAAACGGCACTCAATATGACATCGTGCGTATCAGTCCAGACGAAAACTTTGGTTTTAACCACTACGACTTTCTGACACTTAGAAAGCACAAGAAAGTTGGGTGATAGCTTATGACAGGTCTTGACGAAGCGTTAGAGGGTTGGCTTAAAACAGTGGCTAGTATTGGTGATTTAACACCAGCGGAACAAGCAAAGATTACAACCGCTGGTGCTAAGGTGTTTAAAGAAGAGTTGGCAGAAGTTACTCGTCAGAAACACTACTCAAAGAAGAAAAATTTGAAGTATGGTCACATGGCTGACGGCTTAGCTGTCCAATCCACAAACGTGGATGGTAGAAAAAATGGTGTGTCAACTGTGGGGTGGGTGAATAGGTACCACGCCCAAAACGCTAGACGATTAAATGACGGCACTAAGAAATATCGTGCTGATCATTTCGTCACTAATGTACAAAACGATAGCGCTGTCCAAACTAAGGTGCTATTGGCAGAAAAAGAGGAATATGAGAAACTTATCCGCAAGAAGGGAGGGGAGTAATTAAGTGTTAGCAACCGTAAAATTAAAAGAGTTAATTGAGGGTAAAGGATTTGGTGAAATAAGCGAAGTATATGCAAACAACTTACCTAAAGAGCTCGAAGATAACACCGATAAGACAATCGTGTTGCTCACCGAAAGCAACCCATCACTTGATTTAAGCGGAAATAATACCTTTTTCAGTAAAACAGATAGAGTAGAAGTACAGATTTTTTATAAACTCGATATTGATTTTGATATTGAAGCTTTCGAGATGGAATTGATAAAATTCTTAAAATCTGAACACTACTCAATAACAGATATAAGAGAACATAGCATAGACCCTGATACTTTACAGTTAACAGCGGTCTTTTTTGTTGCTTTCGATAGATTTATTTAACAAAAAAAGGAGAAAATATATATGGCAATTGTAGGTTTGAAATTAGTGAAACTTGCTTTGGTTGACCCAAAAACTCAACAAATTATTAAAGGTGTAGAAGGCCTTTCAACTGACGGTGTAATCGAAATCGATTCTAAAATGCTTGGTACTCGTACCGCTAACATCTCAAACTTGGAAGGACAAGCTACTAAAGTCCCAGGAAACAACGAAGTACAGGATATTATGATTGCTCCGGGTTCACCAACAGTCGCTTTTGAATTTAACAACCTTGATTTTGATATCAAACAAAAAATCCTTGGATTCAAATCGGATAAAAAAGGTGGATATGTGTACCAAGGTGAAAAACCACGCGTTGCAGTATTGATTGAGTCACAAACGCTTGACCGTAAAAACTCAGTTTACTTTGGGTTTGCTAATGGGATCTTCCAAGAGTCAACACAGAACGTAGCTACAGATACAGACACCGCTCAAACCCGTCAAAACGACCACTTGACATATAACGCATTGTCAGCGATTGCATTTGGCGGTGAGCCAATCAAGAAATACTTCACGGGTTCATCAACTTTCGATAAAGCTAATATGTATAAAGAAGTATTTGGTGGATATACACTCGCTACTTCTACAGCAGTTTAAGACACATCATAATTCGCAAAGAGGTCAGGCTTATGGCCTGGCCTCTATTTTTTTAAAAAAGGAGTAAAGACCACAATGGAAATCAGAACTATTAAAATCCCTGAAATCAGCAAGAAAGCATTTGAAGTATTTACAAGCAACCGCAATGTATTGCGTATGCATGAGTATCAGTTAGCAGTACTTAAAATCAGTGACACAATTGAAGATGGCGACACACAAGAGCAGGCTCAAGGTAGTTACTCAATCCTTAAAGAAATGCTTGGCTTTATCCGTGCTGTTCTTAACTTGAATGATGAAGATTATGACAAGTTACTCGATTTGGAAAATAAACGTACACAAGAGATTGCTGAGAAATTAGTGGGCTATATGTATGGTTTGACAGATGAGCAACTTGAAAATGCAACTGGTGAAACTGACCCAAAAGAATAAAATCAAAAGGTGAACAAATTTTTGATTTAGAAAATGGCATAGAGAATTTGAAGCTCATCGCTAAGAGATCGATTCAAGGTTTTGGTTGGACGTTGGAACAGTATTACGACACTGATTATTATGAATTGATGAAAATCTTGAATGCAAAAGAGGAAGAGAATAGGATGGTAGACCCAACATCCTTACTCTAATTTTTTAAGGAAAGGAGGGAATATAACATGGCGAAAATACAAGCTACCATGTCTACTGAAATAGCCTTAGACACGCTTCAGGCTGCTGACTCGATTAAACGATTAACTCAGTTAGTCAATAGTTCTACAAATGCTTGGAAGGCTCAAGAAAGTCAGATGCGAAGCGCTGGCGACTATTTAGGTGCTGCACAAGCCAAATATGACGGTTTGAGTAACACCATCCAGAACCAACAGCAAAAGATTGAGAAACTGAAACAAGAGCAGTCTCAACTTAAAGGGAATACTGTTGAAGTCGCTGAACAGTACCTCAAATACCAACAACAGATTGACCAAGCTACTACACGCTTAGCTGCGTTGGAAAATCAACAGCGTCAAGCTAAGCAAAGCCTTGATTATCATAAGTCTGGTTTGGCAGAGCTTCAAAAGGAATATAAAGCCCAAAACGAGGCATCTGATACCTACATCAAGCGTTTAAAGGCAGAGGGAAAGGAAGACGAAGCTAGACAGGAACAGCTCAAGCAATACAAGGGTTCAATCGCTAACCTAAACAAGCAGTATGAGACCCAAAAAGAAATGCTTGAGCGTATCGCTAAACAGACTAGCAAGACCTCAGAAGAATATCTCATCCAGAAAAAACGCTTAGATGAGACAGCGACGAGTCTAGCTCATACTAGAAATGCCGCTAATAAACTTAACGATGAGATTGAGCAAAGTCAACGTTCTAGCACGTTCATCGGACACTTGAAAGAAAGCTTTCGCCGTTTGGGGAATGAAGTCGACGATACTGAACAAAAGACCTCACGTTTAAAAGGTATCTTTGGGGCTACGTTTACAGCTAATCTTATCAGCAACGGTTTCCAAAATGCGTTGGGAGCTATCAAGGGTAAATTTGACGAAATTGCCCAATCCAGTTCCGAATACGTTAAATACCAGCAAACCATGAATGCCACTTGGTTGACTTTAACGGGTAATGCTGAAGAAGGTAAGAAGATGGTCGATATGACCAACCAAATGGCACAAGCAGCGGCTAACTCAACCGAAATGGTTGATCGTATGAACCAAAAATTTTATGCAGTCACTCACAACATCGACTTAACTAAACAGCAAACACAAGCTATCTTGACTTTGCAAGACGCTTTTGGGCAAACCGATGCAGCAGTTGAAAACTTTAGTGTGCAATGGTCACAAATGATTGCGAACGGCAAGGTTTCAGGTCAAGACATGTTGTCAATTATCAACGTCTTCCCAGAAATGAAGCAAGCTATTAAAGACGTTGCAGCTGAACAGCTTGGTATTGCGAACATGACAACTGAACAGTTTGCCAAACTGCAAAGCGAAGGCAAGATTACGTCAGATATGGCTATCGAGGCTCTGCTTCGAACGAAAGACAAATACAAAGATGCAACCGAGAACTTCGCAGGCACTATCGGCGGTATGGAGCGTACCCTCAATAGTCGTATGCCAGCGATTATCGCAGCTTTCCGCGACCCAATTGATAAAATGAAAAACCCATTTTTAGGTAAGGTTAGTGAATGGGTAGCTGACAAGAGCACGGAAGACAAGTTTAAAACACTTGGTGAACACAGTGCTAAAGGCTTGGAAACTATCTCCAACGCTTTCGCAAAAGTCTTTAATATGGGCGATGGCACAGATAAGCTCAATTCATTCATGGACAAGATGATTGAATGGGTTGATAAAACGAGTGATAAAATTGCTCAAAATGCTCCTAAAATCGCTAGCTTCTTTACCGAACTCAAAAAAGGTTTGGGTTACATCATAGAAATTGGCAAGGCTTTTGGTGAAGGTGTTTGGGAGGCGACTAAAGGCATTGTTGAAGGTATCGCTGGAGCTTTTAAAACGCTGAATGGCAACAGTAAGAAATCAAAAGAACCTATCAAGGGCGTTTCGGATGCTTTAGGTGAAATCGCTAAGCACAAAGAGGCTATCCAGACCATCGGTAAAATATTCGTTGGTTACTTTGCATCAAAAGCAGTTTTAAATACCTCAAAATCACTTTTCGGAACGATAACAGATGGTATTTCAAACGTCAAAAAAGCTGGTAGTAAGGTCAATGGCGCTTTAAATTGGGTTATGGGCGTTCGTGGAGAAGACGCAGTAAATAATAAACTTGGTGGCATTAAGAAGATTGGTAGAGGAACTAAATCAGCTTTTAAATGGACTGCTTCTGTAGCAACTAAAACTGCTAAATTAGCTTTAACGGGATTACTAAACACTGCTAAATTTGTAGGTAACGGTATTAAACTTGCATTTAATTTCTCTAAAGCAAATCCACTGATTTTAATTGCTACAGCTGTAATCGGTATATCTACTGCTCTCTACGAACTTTACAAACACAATAAGAAATTCAAAAAATTTGTTGATGGCATGTTTAGTGCTGCCAAGAAAGCCTTCGATAAAATCTTCAAGGTTACCAAAGAAATCTTTGGTAAGATCATTGATTTCTTTAAAAAGGACTGGAAACAAGTCCTCTTATTTATTGCCAATCCGATTGCTGGAGCTTTCGCTTTAATTTACAAGCATAACAAGAAATTTAAGAAATTCGTTGATAATTTAGCAAAGAACGCAAAAAAAGCATTTGACAACATTGTCAAATGGTTTAAGGATATTCCTAAAAATCTTAGAAAGACTTGGGATAACATCAAAGACGGCGCTAAAAGCGGCATGAAAAATCTTGGTTCTGCTATCACCGGTAAACTTTCTGACATCGGTAAAGAGTGGAACAAAGGCTGGAAGAAATCCAAAGACTATCTATCAGACCGCTGGGATGATATGAAAGGCAATACTAATGAAAGTATTAAACGTCTTGGGTCTTCTATCAAAGATAAGCATGATGAAATCCACGACAGATGGTCTAAGACTTGGAACAAATCAAAAGATTTCCTATCAGCCCGCTGGGATGACATGAATGCTGACACTAAGAAGAAATTCGGCAATGATTTGAAAGGATTGCTTTTTGATAATCTGGATAAAATCAAAAACAAATTCCAAGACATCTGGGACGGTATAAAGAACGGTTTTGGCGACATGTGGAACAGTTTGAAAGATTTGGCTGGTAACGGTATCAATGCGGTCATCAAAATTCCGAACGATGGTATCGACGGCATCAACGGCTTAATCCACGACTTCGGTGGTCCGAAGAACGCAATCAGTAAAATCCCTACAGTTAAATTTGCGGATGGTACAGGTCTATTCAGCTCATACCGAAACCCAATCACTAGACCAACACTTGCTACACTAAACGATGGTAATGATAGCCCTGAGACTAACAACCAAGAGATGGTAATATTGCCAAACGGTAAATCATTCTTGCCACAAGGTCGCAATGTTGAATACCTCTTGCCAGCTGGTTCGGAAGTTATCAATGCCAGTGAATTGGCTATGCTCATGGGTGTTGAACGTGGAGCTTATGCTAAAGGTACTGGTTTTTGGTCTAAAGTCTGGGATACAACTACCAATATAGCTGGCTCAGTTTGGAATGGGATGAAAAACGGTGTCGACAAATTCAAAAAAATGATTGATTTTGTCAGAAGTGCTATTACAGACCCTGTTGGTACACTAGCTAAAACATTTAGTCCTAATGCTGATAAATTGGGCGCTATGTTTACCCCGCTCGGAAATGCGTTGTATAAGAAACCTGTCGGAGAAGCTAAAAATTGGTGGAAAGAACTCTGGTCAATGGCTAATGCTTCAATGGACGAAGGCACTGTAGCTATAGGTGCTAAAGGCGATGACTACCGCTTCAAAGATAAAGCGAAAGACGCTGGAGTAGATCCCTGGGGGTACTACTATCGTGAGTGTGTATCGTTCATTGCCAGCCGTTTGGCAAATCTTGGTGTTAACCCTAGTCTATTCAGTTACCTTGGTGATGGTAGGATGTGGGTCTCTGCAAGAGTGCCACACTTAAGTAGACCAAAACCTGGTGTAGTATCTGTCTACACTGGTGGACCAGTATCAAGCAACCACGTTGACTTTGTAACAGCAGTACACGGTGACACTTACGACGGTGAAGATTACAACTATAACGGTGATGGTCAATATCATCAATTTACAGGTCGTCATGTCAAAAATGCTGCTACATTCCTTGATTTCGGTGTTCGAGATTTTGGAAGCAGTGGCGAAGACGGAAAACCGCTTAAGGATAAAAACAACCCACGACAGACTTTAATCAAGCGTCAAGTTGGCGGGATGTTCGATTGGATTAAGAAAACGCTTGGTCCGTTGCTCAACCCATCGGGCGGCGGTGAAGATCATCCACAAGGGATTGGGGTTGATCGTTGGCGTGATACGGTAGTTAGAGCGCTTGAAGCTAACGGTATAGAACCAAACAACTTCCGTGTGTCTAAGATTTTAGCGACTATACAGAAGGAATCTGGTGGTGACCCTAACGCACAAAATAACTGGGATATTAATGCAAGAATGGGCGACCCATCAATTGGATTGATGCAAACTATTAGTCGTACATTTAATGCATACAAGCACCCAGGACACAACAATATCCGTAATGGATATGATAACTTGCTTGCTGCAATCAACTATATCAAGCATCGCTATGGAACATCTGATGCAGCCTTTAACTACGTTGCAACTCATGGTTATGCAAATGGTGGCCTAGTCCACAAGAACGGCGTTTATGAGCTGGCTGAGGGTGATATGCCAGAGTATGTTATTCCAACCGATATTGCAAAACGTGGCAGAGCGTGGCAATTACTTTCCGAAGCAGTAGCACGCTTTGCTGGAGATGCCCCACAAGGCAATCACGACAGCACGCCAAACCATGAGCGTGTTTCTGTACTAGAAGACAAGCTAGACGTTATGATTGGTTTGCTTAGTCAATTGGTAACTAATGGCTCTAAGCCAATCGAGATTCAAAACATCATTGATGGTAGAAGCGTTTCAAACGGATTAGCACCATTTATGACAAAAGCAACTAACGAATATGAGCGCAGGCAAGCGCTGTTAGGAGGTAGCATTATTTGATAGGAATGTCAGTAATTTATGACGGCAAGAACTTAACCGAATTATTCAATGAAGGTCAAGGACGTGCCGTTCCAGTGGATGTCACCAAAAACGTGGCATCAAATTTCAACAACAACTATCAAGACCAAGGTCACAGACGTTATGGGCAACAATTTCTGTATAGCACATTATCAGTCAAGCAGATTCAAGTATCGTTTAATCTAGTTGGTAGCTTCGATTACTTTAATAGCGTTGCTGAAACGCTTGGTGGTTATCTCAACGTAGATGAACCTAAAACTTTGATTTTTGGGGATGAACCCAACAAAGTTTGGGAAGCTATCCCGTCTGGTCAAGCATCGTTAGCAGTTGATAAGAACACCTCACCGATTACCGCAACAGTAACGGTTACATTTGATGTTCCCAAAAGTTACAGCGAAAACAAAGCCGAAGCCTTGGTAAGTAGCGATGGCGAAACCAAGTACGGTAGCATTAAAAAGGTATCGACTGGTCACTACAAAGCTACTATTAAGAATTTTGGTACAGCTGAAACATACCCAGATATTAAGCTTAAGTTCAACTCAGATAATGGATGGGTTGGGATTGTGAAATCTGCTACTGAAAGCTACGAGGTTGGTAATCCTAAAGAAGACGACACACGAGCCGTTAAGCGTTCGGAACTCCTCTTGGACTATCGAAACCCTGAAGACGTCAAACGTGGATTTGCACTAGGTCAAAAAAATGTTGGGCGTTTTAACGACGATTCGGAAAATCTCAACGGTACACTAGGATTGATTGATGTCTTCGACCGCCCAAACATCGCCCTGACGTCAAGGGGAGATGGTCCGAAACAGAAAAACGGCGGTTCTATATCATGGGATATTCCAGCGGATTCTAATGGTGAGAAGGGTTCACTTAATGAGACTTTGTGGTGGAGGCAAGTGTTTTGGTTAGGATCGCCTAACCAATACGGTTATATTAAGTTATCCGTAACTGATGAAAACGGAGCGTTTCTCTACGGTGTAGAGACCAAAAAAGTCACTAATGGTCTTGATTGTGAATACAACTTTCTTGTATCAGACGGAAAAGGTGGCTATAAAATTCTTGAAAACAAGCATTTCTATGGTACACATCTAAACGAGCACAACCCGTTCAACGCTCCTCGTGGTTGGTCTGATATTTTGAGAGTAGATGACACGATTCAATTCTATTGGTGGGGTACTTATCCAAGATTTAAAGTACCAGCTTTGAAAGGTAGAAAATCCAGTCGAATAAATGTTTTACTTGCAGGAATCTACCAATTGCCACTAGTGACCCATATGTACTTTGACGAGATTTATTATCGAAAAGATTTTGTCAATGCTATTGAGGATATCCCTAACAGATTCAGCATGGGTTCTATCTTAGAGGTGGACATGGCTAAAGGTAAAACCCTTATCGATAACTTGCCAGCATCTAATGAGTTAACATACTTGTCTGAACCATTCAGCATTGGTATTGGTGAAACTGAAATTGACATTTACACGTCAAGCTGGATAGCCAAAGACCCAACAATTGAAATTTCATGGAAGGAGCGCTTTGTATAATGCAAATCTGGATTCATGATAAAAGTATGCGTAAGGTGTGTGCTTTGAATAATGAAATTCCCGGAATGTTGCCATATACGAACAGTCAATGGCATTCATATCTTGAATACTCAACAAGTACGTTTGACTTCGCAATTCCTAAGTTCGTAAATGGCAAGCTACACGATGATTTAAAATACATCAATGACCAAATGTATGTGTCGTTTTATTATGATAATTCCTACCACGTTTTTTATGTATCGCAACTCGTTGAAAATGATTTTAGTTTTCAAGTGACTTGTAACAATACCAACTTGGAACTAGCAGCAGAAATAGAGCGTCCGTTAGCTAGTGTTGACGGTGCTAAAACACTTGAGTGGTATCTTCAAACCCTTGATTTACTTGGTTTCGCTGGCCTTGAAGTTGGTTTCAATGAGATTCCTGATAGGACAAGAACTATCACGTTTGAATCACAAAATGGTACAAAACTAGAACAGCTTCATAGCTTGATGAATCAATTCGATGCAGAGTTTGTTTTCCGTACAGATTTAAACCGAGATGGTACTTTGAAAAAATTTGTCATTGACATTTACCAACGACCAGATGAAAACCATCACGGCATTGGAAAGGTTCGAGGGGATGTAACTCTTTACTATCAAACAGGATTGAAGGGTGTTCAAGTTACTAGTGATAAAACGCAACTATTCAACCTTGGTTACTTTGTCGGTCAGGATGGTGTCAATCTTAACGATGTTGAATTTGAGGAGAAAAACGAACTTGGACAAGTTGAGTTCTACTCAAAAAAAGGTTCGTCTGCGATATATGCACCTCTTTCAATGGAAAGGTACCCTTCTACAATTAATGAAGGTAACGGAGATCGATGGACACGTAAGGATTTTCAAACAGAACACAAGGACGTTGAATCCTTAAAAGCTTACGCCTTGCGTACTATCAAGCAGTATGCTTATCCTCTAATGACATATACTGTCAGCGTTCAATCTAGTTTCATTGAAAACTACAAGGATGTTAATCTAGGTGACACTGTTAAAATCATCGATAATAATTTTATAGGTGGCCTAGCCCTAGAAGCGCGTGTATCTGAAATGATTATCAGCTTTGACAATCCTACAAACAATTCGGTTGTTTTTACTAATTTCAGAAAGTTGGATAATAAACCGTCTAGCGAATTGCAACAACGTATTGATGAGATAGTTTCTAAGTCTTTGCCATACAAAATTGAGATAAGGACAACGAATGGTACAGCATTTAAGAATGGTATTGGTAGTTCTACTGTTAAACCAGTTTTGAAACAAGGCGATAAAATTGTTAATGCAACTTATCGATTTGTAATTGATGGCTCTATTGTTAGCTCTGGTCTGACCTATACCGTCAAAGCAAGCGATATCACAAAACCAACTGTGATAACAATTTCCGCTTGGGTAGATAATAAAGAAGTTGCTTCAGAAGAGATTACTTTTTTAAATGTATCAGATGGGAAACAAGGACCTAAAGGTGACCGTGGTAATGATGGGAAGACTACATATTTTCACACAGCATGGTCTTACAGCGCAGACGGCACTGATAGGTTTAGTACTGTTTATCCAAATTTGAATCTGTTAGTTAATAGTTCAGCTAAAACCAAAGATGGGTTCTTTAAAGACTTCGACAAAGTAGAAAATGGCTACGGAGAAGTTACATTGACGGGAACTAATACATGGGTTGCTAGAAACATGTGGGATGGTTTCTCTATTAAACCTAGAGATTATAAACCCGGCGATAAGTACACAATGAGTATGGACGTTATGTTCACAAGTTGGAATCTCCCTGCTGGAACACATCTTGACGAGTTTTGGATTGGTCAGCGATACACTCATGGCGGAGGATTATACTCATGGAAGCGTATTTGTTTTATTGAATTACCTAAAGACCCTAGTAAAATGCTGAACCAATGGATAAAAATAACACAAACGTCAACGATACCTCCGTATGAAGACCCCGCTATCAACACAGAAGCAATCTTTATGACTAAATTTACTGGTCCGAGTGAAGGTAGTTTCACGATAAGGATTAGAAATCCAAAACAAGAACCAGGCGAAACCGCCACTCCATACATGCCATCAGCTAGCGAAGCCACAACTGCTGACTATCCAAGTTTCATCGGACACTACACAGACTTTACACAAGTAGATAGTCCTAATCCTCGAGATTACACTTGGAGTCTGATACGAGGAAACGACGGGAAGGATGGAGCAAATGGTGGAGAGAATCTAATTGTTAATTCAGCATTCCCAGAAGATATTGACGGATGGGGTTTTTGGGACGCAAGTACACCTAATAACAATCTTCATATAGCTACACATGGATTTTACTATAACGGAACAAAACCCCTTTTTAGATTAGACAATAACACCAATGGTGTGGTTCCTGCATCAACAAAACGTTTTCCAGTCAAACGCAACACTGATTATTCTCTAAATATTCAGATATTTGCAACCGGAAACCTCAAGAGCGTTGATATCTATTTTCTTGGCAGGAAGGCGAATGAAACTGACAAGGAATTGACTAAAGTGATCCATTTAAAAACACATACAGGTTCACCATCAACCACACAGACGGTTAAATGGCATCTAACATTTAACTCTGGAGATTGCGACGAAGGGTTCATTCGTATTAATAACAATGGCACTACTGACGGTAAAACTTCTACGCTATTTTTTGCAGAACTAGACTGCTATGAGGGAACCGGTGACCGAGCGTGGCAAGCGTCGTCGAAAGATTTGGAAGAGGAACTAGACACCAAAGCCGATGATGTCCTAACACAAGCACAACTCAACAGACTGAACGAAACGAACTCTATTATTAAAGCTGAATTAGACGCTAAAGCGTCGCTTGATACACTCAATCAGTGGGTGGAAGCCTATCAAAATTTTGTTAACGCAAACAATGCCAATCGTGCACAAGCTGAAAAAGATTTAGCTGATGCAAGTGCTCGTGTAACTAAACTAGAAAACGACTTAAATGATATGTCAGAACGTTGGAATTTTATCGATAGCTACATGGCAGCATCAAATGAAGGTCTTGTTGTTGGTAAAAAAGATAAATCAAGCTCTATCATGTTCAATCCAAACGGGCGTATCTCAATGTTCTCAGCTGGGAACGAGGTAATGTACATTTCAAAAGGTGTCATCAATATCGAAAACGGTATTTTCTCTAAAACTATCCAAATCGGACGATATCGAGAGGAACAAGATTTATTGAATCCAGACCGTAATGTCATTAGATACGTAGGAGGTGCATAATGGCTGAATTTTGGAGTAATAACGACCGTGGATATCGTATCCGTCTTTGGGTCGACCAGGTTGGTCAAGATATCCAAAACAATACAAGTCAAGTTAGATTGCGATTAGCGTTACTAAATACGACAACTACGTTTGCTCAATATCAATGTAGTGCTTATGTCGAATTTAACGGTCAACGATTGAATTGGTCTGGTTCACCTAGCGTTCTAAGTTGGTATCAAACAGTCGAATTAATAGATCAAACAATTACTGTTAGACATGCTGATGATGGGTCTGGTGTCTTCAGTGTACGCGCTCACTTTAATGGGTCGGGTGGTTGGAGTCCTGTGAATCTAGATATTGGTAATCAGCAAATAACACTGACAACTATCCCAAGGGGAAGCTCGGTGAGAGTGTCTGATGGGTTCATTGGCAATCAAGTAGACATCTCTATCGATAAAAAAGTAGGTAGCGCTACACATACACTACGCTATTCTTGGTACAACAAACAAGGTAAAATTGCCGACAATGTTGGAACGTCGTATAAATGGACAATCCCAGAAGATTTCGCTAACGATATACCAAATTCAACAAGTGGACGGGGTACTATATATGTAGATACTTATATTAATGGAAATTTCATTCAAACACAGTCGACAACGTTCACGGCAAGTGTTATCACAAATAACATGAAGCCGTCGTTAACTGGTTTCACGTTGACAGATGCTAATCCAGTATCTCAAAGAGTAATCCCAGAATCAACGCATTTTGTTTCCATCATGTCGCTTGTCAAAGTTACATTTAATGGAGCTCAAGCCAAGAGCGGGGCTACCATAGCTGGTTACTATGCTGAAATTGTTGGCGCTAACAATTCTGTTACTGAGAATGGCGGAGTGTTGCGTGAGGTGTCTGTTAACAAAGACACTGAAATGACCTTAAGAGGAAGGGTTCTAGATTCTCGTGGGATATGGTCTGATTGGGTAGAGACGAAACTAATGTTTCTATTCTATTTTAGCCCAGCACTAAGATTCGAGGTTAAGAGAAGTGATAAGAAGTTAGATATCCTAACTATTAAGAGATTCGCTAAAATAGCACCACTTACAGTTAACGGCGTGCAGAAAAACACCATGAAGCTGACTTTCACCACACGAAAATTCGGTTCTGATACTGAGGTTCTAGATAATGGCCAAGCTGGTGGAAGTTGGTCACAGGTTTCTGAATTTAACGCATCTGATGCAAACCTTGGTAATCGTTATCCTGCAGATACATCATATATAGTTACAGGTAAATTAGAAGATGAGTTTACAAGCGCTTCATTCCAAGTCACTGTTCCAACAGATGAAGTTATTATGACATATGATCGTCAAGGCGTTGGGATTGGTAAGTACCGAGAGCGTGGTGCTCTTGACGTGGCTGGTGACATCTACGCTAACAACAGTCAGATTCAGCAATATCAGCTAACCAGTAATAACGGCGCTCCGAAATGGGATGTTGACAATGCAAACAACCTTTATGAACCGGGACAATACATCCTTGGCCCATCGGCACCGGGAAATCCTAATGGTCAGTGGGGGTTTCTATTCCATTACAGCTACAATGGAAAAAATACTGACGGTATAAAAGAAGCCATCCAGACATTCTGGAGCAACAACGGTCAGATGTTTTTCAGGCATCACCGATGGTCGAAAATAATCGACGATTGGGAGCCGTGGAAGGAATTTACAAGAAACGACCACCCAAATCTAATCAATACTGGATGGCAGTATGCAGGATATGAAGGTAGCTTCTATAAACGTGTCGGAGATGTTCTTACAGTTAGATATGATTTTACGGGGAATGGGGATAGTATTACATTTGCAACACTTCCTAAAGAAGTGTTCACAGCGCCTCAAAACTATATGTTAACCATTGCTGTCTGGATAATTGATGGAAGTGATAATACACACGTACAAATAGATAAAGGCTCTAACTCTTTAATGGCTTTATCAACAAAAAATGGATGGTCATATGCTGGTCAACTCACAATAATGCTATAAATGAAAGGAAAAAAATGAAATTTGAATACGAATCAAAATCAAAGGAATATGATGCTAGTGGTGCAGCGTATGCAACTAAAGTAGTTTTGAGAAACAGAGATGGCGCTTACGTACCCGTCTTTTTGCCAGTCGATAAAATCGACTTATCAAATACCGAACTTTTAAATGCAGCGCTAGAAGTCATTTATCAGGAAAATTTCCCACAACGTGCGGAAAATGAGAAATTTAATGAGCTTGATGAAAAAATCAAAGAATACGAAGCATTAAGTAAAAAAGCTACTGATACCATTGCTAAGATGGAAGAACAAATAAAGAAGCAGCAAGATGCATCAAACACCGCACAAGAAACATTGATGAGTATTATTGAAAAACTTAATGAGAAAAAATTGTTGAGTGATGAAGACTTGACTGATAATGAAGAGAAAGGATAAAAAGATATGTTTGCTAAACTATTCGCAATAAATATTGTTAATAATAACTACAAATTTAAACGAGTTCCAAAAGTATTAAAACCAAAAGTAAAAGAACTAATCGCAGATATGGTTAATGACGAGGAGCTATTGGCAAAACTTACACAAGAATAGCATAGGAGGGATGTGTTATGGGACCACAAAACGAGCCAGATTTGATGAACTGGCTTATAACGGTAATACTTCCTATATCTATTTCAAGTGCGAGTTTTTATTTTTCAAGCCAGTCACGCGCCTCTCGATTGGAGCATAGAATCACTAAATTAGAGGTCGTCGACCATGAAATCGAGAAAATTATTAAAAACCATAATGATCGTCTTGACAAATATCAAGAAGACCAAAAAATAATTCTAGCTCTGGTCCAAAGAATGGACCATATTAATGAGAACGTTGTTGAGCTAAAAGGAAACATTGAAGAAATTAGATCGAAACTTGAGAGGATAATAATAAAATGATTAATTTTAAATTAAGACTAAAAAATAAAACTACACTAGTAGCTCTTATCTCAGCAGTATTCCTTATGCTGCAACAATTAGGGCTTCATATCCCTAGCAACATTCAAGAGGGAGTAAATACTTTTGTGGGAATTTTAGTGATTCTCGGAATTGTTACCGACCCAACTACTAAGGGTATCGGTGACAGTGAACAGGCTTTGAGTTACCAAGAGCCAAAAGAATAATAAAATATAAGAAAGGAGTGTTTAGATGGCATGGAAAAAGGTGATTACTTTATCGACGTGTCAGCGTATCAACCGGGAGACTTGACTGGTATCTGTCAAGCGTCTGGGACTAATAACACGGTTATCAAAGTGACCGAGGGTGTGGGCTGGGTTAGTCCAGTAGCCGCTCAACAAACTAACACAAGTAATTGTATCGGGTACTATCACTTTGCTCGGTTTGGTGGGGATGTGGCAACGGCACAAGCTGAAGCTAACTACTTTATCAGCAATCTGCCGTCTCACCCACGCTTTTTAGTGTGTGACTATGAGGACGGAGCCAGTGGAGACAAGCAAGCCAATACTAATGCAGTATTGGCTTTTATGGATGTATGTAAATCAGAAGGCTTTGAGCCAATTTACTATAGTTACAAACCATATACATTAGCTAATGTATATGTAGATCAAATCACTGCACGCTACCCAAATAGCTTATGGATTGCAGCGTACCCAGATTATGAGGTACGCCCAGAACCTTTCTGGGATGTATATCCAAACATGGATCACATCCGTTGGTGGCAATTTACTAGCACGGGTTTGGCTGGCGGATTGGATAAAAATGTAGTCATCATTAATGATAGTGATAATTTAGTAGATAAGAAAGAGGAAGAAGAAAATATGGATTATGTAGTTCGAAGCGAAAGTGGAAGCCAAGGATACCTTGGTGTAGTTAACGGTCATGTGTTCGGTATCGGCTCAATGGGGACAGTGGATGCCTTGCGCTCAGCGGGTGCGAAACACTTGATGTTGCCAGATGATGATTTTGAACGTTTCTTGAATAGCCAATCAAACGACACTGCGCAAGTCGCTAAAGCAATCGGTGAAGCTAGTGCATCTGTGGTTAAAGCTATCGAAGAACGTGCACAAGCTACACAAGGTCAAACTGGAAAATAATTAGACCACGAAAACTATAAAATAAAAAAGGAGTATATCACCTCCCCTCACACTGCAGTAGGGATACCATGGCAGTAGTGGTCGAAGCCTCAGCATTATGCTGGGGCTTTTTTTGTTTGACTTATAAATGATAATTTTATAAAATGTAATTGGGTAACCTAGATACAATTTATCTAGCGCAAAAGCTGCAAAAGCTGATAGACTGATTAAGTTCAGATCCCTTGAAAAAGGGAACATTTTGTTGGGGGTTAAGACCCCCTTTTGTTTTTTTGTGTTATGATATATATGAAACGACAAACCCTCTGCATCCACATGGACAGATACGTTCTGACGTGGGGCTTTTTTTGTTTGCTTTTTTTTAAATAAATGCTACTATATTAATGGATACAGTTAAAAGCTGAGTCTTCGATAAACTCTCTCTTGCCCTGACTTGAATTAGTCAGGGTTTTTGTTTTGCAAAAAAATATATATTTTTTTATAAAAAACAATGGATACATACAAAGAACAATATATAGTATGTTTTACTATTTTTCAAGTAAATATATAATAAACTCAAAAAAACTTTAAAAAAAATCAAGAAAACTGTTGACATTGAATTTTATTTAAGCTATAATATGTTTGTAAGTTAGTTAGAGAGGAGGAACAAAAATGACAGAAACAGTTCCAAAGATTACAATTAAAGAACTTCGAGCACGTCACAATTTGACACAAGAGGAATTTGCTAAAAGTGTTGGTACGTCAGCACAAACAGTTAGTGCTTGGGAGAAAAACCGACTTTCAATCTCTCCTAAGTTCATGTTAGCCATTTGTAAAAAATACAACCTTAAATCGTCTGATTTGTATGGCTTTTGATTTTAAAACTTGAATTAAATTCAAGTTAGAAAGGAACAATATGAACGAAATAGCAACAAATGATTTTAATTACTCTTTAGTCGATGCAAAAACGAAAGAATTTCTGGAAGAGCGTGCCAATATCATTTACGGCATCCAAAGCAAGAGTGCTTACGAAATTGGAAAACAACTTGCCAAAGCTCAAAAAGAGCTTTCGACTAGAGGTTATGGTTGCTTCGAAGAATGGTATAGAAGTTTAGGGTTTAAAAAAACCAAAGCTTATGAATATATCAATCATTACAATTTCGTTTGTTCGCAAAACGAACAAGCAAATATTGAAAAATTCGAAAGTTTGCCTAAAACGTTACAAGCTCAAGTAATTAAACCATCTGCCAATCCAGAGGTTAATCAAGCAGTATTCAACGGAGACATCAAAACTCACAAAGAATATAAAGAGCTTGAGCGTCGCCTAAAGCTCAAAGACCAAGCACTAGAAGCAGTTAAAGGCGAGCTTGAGCGTGCTAAAGCAGTCAAACCAGTTGAAAAGGTAATCGAGAAGGAAGTCATTCCACATGATTACAAAGCAACGCAAGACCTTAACAAGCAATTGCTAGGAAAGAATAAAGACCTAGCAGACGAGCTTGATTCAGTCAAAAGGAGCTTGCGACTTAAGGAAGCAGCTTATGAAATGCTCGAAAAAGAAACATCAGAAGCATTAGCCTTGAAAGAGTCTATTGAGCACTTACGAGCTGATAAAGAAAAGCTAGAAAACAGCGTTACTAATATCTTTAACCTAAGCAAGCTCGTAACTAAGTTTGAAAACTTCTTTGACGAAGAAATGGCACCGCTTAGATTTAAAACCCTTATCCAAGGCATTGGAAAAGACGCTCAGATTGAAAAACTCAGAGATATCTTGACACTAACTGAAAATTGGCTAGACGAAATGAACAAGATTATCCCAGAAGACGGAAGAACAATTATCGAAGGAGAAATCATAAATGAGTAAGAAGAAATATAAGAAAAAAGAAAATCTACTCGCTGAAACAGTAGAAATGCAGAAGAAACAAGCTATGAATCTGGTTGCTCAAAGCACCGTTAACCAACAGCTTTTGGAAGAAATCATCGGCATCAAAGAAGAAATGGACAGAAATGTTAAAAAGACAAATCAAAAACTAACTGACATTGAGTTGCTTGTAGAGGAAGTCAATAAGAAGGTCCATATTGACGACGGTGAAGCTTCTAAAATCAAGAGTATTGTTTTCAAAAAAGCTGGCGTGTTCGCAGATATGTACTTCGATAATCAGAAATCACATCCTAGTGATAATCTGTTTGCTTCAAAGAAAGGCCAGTTTATTCGCTTGATGTACTCGCATTTGAAGAAAGAATTTAACGTGACAAAGTACACTAACATCAAACACGTTGAAGCTGAGAAGGCAATTAAATTCTTGGAAAGTCTATCTTATGACGATTTCACACCGTTTGAAATTCGTGAAACACCAAAACAAAAAGAGATTATAGCTCTTGAAAAAATGAGTGACTGAAAGCATTATAACGTTTGAGTTTCAATAAAAAATAAAAAATTTTAAAAAAATAGAATAAAATTGTTGACAAAATAAAAAATATGGTTTAAAATAAAACCATAAAGTTAAAAAAGGAGAAACGAATGGAGTTTAAATACGATAAATTAAAAGGACGTATTAAAGAAAAATACGGAACTCAAGGAAATTTTGCGAAAGATATCGGAAAAACTCAAACCACAACATCTTTTAAAATTAACGGAAAAAGATTGTGGAATCAAGATGAAATCATTAAGGCTATTGAGCTATTAGACCTTTCAAAAGATGATATAGTTGAGTATTTCTTCAACTACTATTACTAACTTGAATGATATAGAGAGGAATCAAAAATGAAAAAACTATTTAATTTAATTTGGTCAAACAAGCAAACAGAAACGCCAAAATGGACTTTTGAAAAAAATGGATCAGAGCCTAGCCGTGACCGATACAACAAGGCACACGGATTAGGAAAGACATTAATTTAAAGTAATATCGTTAGCTGTTTCAATCCGTAGCCACACCTCGGTGTGCGGAGTGCAACTAAATACCTTATACCCCAAAAATAAATATAAATAAAAGCCAAAACTACCTTCTTATGAAATTGAATATTAACGAAGCACATCGGGGGTTGGGTGCGGATTGAAGCACTAAAAAACACGGGTAATTGCCCGTGTCGTATAAAAAATCTAATGATATTATACTATGACATTTAAACAAAAAAAGCAACTGGAGAGGGTAAATGGCTAGCGTACGACTGACACGACTATTTTAACGAAAGAGAGATAAGATTAATGCATATTAATGAAGTAAAAAACAATGCTTTTTACCAATTTCCGCAATGGCTCTTAAAAGAAGAACCTTATAATAATTTGGGTGACAAAGCAAAACTAATGTACATGCTGCTTTTTGACCGCAGAACGTTATCAATTAAAAATAAATGGTATGACGATGACGGTCAGATTTACATGTATTTTACAAATGAGCAGTTCATGCAAGAGCTTAACTGTTCAGAAAAACCGATTATCAAAGCTAAAAAGGAATTAGCTGAAATTGGGTTATTAGAAGAAGTTAGACAAGGTATTAATAAGCCTAACCGCTTATATATCAATGGAACTGAAGAAAGTTCAGTTCGGAACTGGAGAAAGTCCAGTTCAGGAACTGGAGAAAGTCCAGTTCGGAACTGGAGAAAGTACAGTTCCGGAACTGGAGAAAGTCCAGTTCAAGAACTGGAGAAAGTACAGGGAATCAATACTAATAATATCAATACTAATATATCAATACTAAGTAATCAACAACAACAACTAAGTAATCAACAACAACAAGAGGAAGTTGATGAAATCCGTAAATCTTACGATATGTTTTTTGAAGCTTTTCCGAAGCAACGAAAAAATGCATTTATTCAACAAGACATCCTTGCAGACATTAATGAATTTGGAACCGAGCTTTACCAGTACGCTTTAAAACTAGCTATGACTAACGAAGCTAACTACCCATCGTATATTGAAAGAATATTTATTTCATGGCGAAATGAGGGGATAACTACTTTAGAACAAGCAAAACAAAAACAAAGTAAGCATAGCAACAGTAAGCCAGATAAAGATTACTTTTACAACAAGTCAAATAGTGACAAACCCAAGTTTGGACCAGCTTGCAGTAAATACTAAGAGGTTCTTTATATGAGTTTAGAAAAGACAGCTAAGCAAATGAGACAGATGTATATGACTACTAGTGATAAATACTGCGAGAAGCACAATCGAAACTTTGTCACTATTCAGCTACCAAACAGCAAGCCATACACTGTATGTGAGACGTGCCATCGTGAAGAGCAAGAGCGACAGAATTCTATTAAAGCACAAGAACAGTTTGAGCGTGAGCAAGAGCAGAAGCGTCTCTACTTTCTCAAAGATTTCAGTTTGATGGATGATGATTTAGAAAGTGCTAGCTTTGAAACTTACCATGCTGTTACCAAAGAGCAAAAGGAAGACTTGAAGAACGTCCGAAGCCAGCTTAAAGGCTATCTTGATGGTCAAGACTATAACATTGTTCTTATCGGCGATACTGGAGTAGGCAAGAGTCATCTAGCTTATTCAGCACTGAAAGCCTTGTCTGATCACACGAAAAAGATGGGGCTATTCATCAACGTAGTTGACCTGTTAGCTAAAATTAAAGAGGACTTCAGCCTTGAAGCTGAATATATCAGGCGTATATCTGAAGCTGAATGGCTGGTGCTTGATGATTTGGGAACTGAAAAAGTGACAGAGTGGTCTAGCGGTATCTTATACAGCATATTGAACAAGCGCACAAAGACAATTATAACGACAAACCTAAGCCCACAGGACATCATGGGCACATATGGTAAACGTGTCTATTCGAGGGTTTTCAAGAAGACAGGACTTGGAACTACTAACGAACACGTTTACAAGTTTAAAACACAGCAAGACAAGAGGATGATGTTATGACTGAAACAGAAGTTAAACTAAAACTATTCGAAGACTACGAGCGCATTCATGGCCTTGTATTCTCACAAGAGCACAAGCAGAAAATGATGGATGAGTTAGATTTATACTCATTTATCGGCAAAATCAACGAATATATGTATTTTGCTAAGAAATCAACGCAGATTTTTAGGGTGCACTAGAAAACCCCTCTAAAATCGATTTTAAACGGCCTAAATAATATAGTGGTACAATTACACTAGATAGACAGTAAAACGGCAAATAACACCCTTAAATTGAGAAATAGGGGCATTGAAAAGAGGATATGACATGGAAGAAATGACATTTACTGAGTTGCAACAGAAAATGCAGCTTGAAAAAAAGAAGGAAGGAACGGCCAAATATGCTTCAAGGCACGTAGAAGATATTTATAATATCTTTAAAAGTTTGAAATCAAATTGGAGCGTTGTTGTCAATTATGATTTGGTAGAATTTTCTGGAAAGACTTATATCAAGGCAATTGCAACAGCATCTAACAAAGATGAAAAAATGCAAGCACAAGCATTCGCTGAATTGTCTCCCGTGCCCATTTTAAAAACCAGAAATGGAGAGCTTAAGCAAATGAATGAACCTCAATGGGTAGGAGCTGTTCAATCATATGCTGGTAAGTACGCTTTACAGGCACTATTTGCAATCGGAGAGGAAGATGTTGACCACTATGAAGTTGCTGAGGTAAGTTTAAGACCAAATCAGCATTCTAACTTCATTAGCAACGAACAGCATGACCTTATTGAGAAACAAATCAACGAATTAGCTCTAATTACTGGGAAATCAGCCGAAACGGTAGCTAATTACTATCTGAAGAAGTATAAGCTAAATGATTTTCATGAGTTGCTAGTGTCTGGATTTGATGTGGTAACTAACGATATCCAAACACAAATAGACAGCAGAAATGGTAACTAGACATGAAAGATGTAACAAACAATTTCTTGGAAACAATCGAACCAGTTTATACACCCGGAACCATAAACTTCGATTTTGACAAATTCGATGCAGCTATCCAAGCGGCAGTTAGCGAATTATCAGACGAACAACTAGACAATCTTGAATATAACGATATTAAGAAGGAATTTACACGCTTCAACAGTCTCTTGACAAAACTGGATGACAAGCGAAAAGGTATTTCAAAAGTATACAAGATTCCGCTTAATGAGTTTGAATCTAATTTCAAGTTATCTAAAGAGCCACTCAAAGAACTTATTGACAAATTGCGTGCCAAACGAGACGAGATTGACGAACATCACAGAATGCTTCGAATAGACCACATTAGGTCAGTATTTGAAGAAAAGTGCAAGATGGCAGGTCTGGAAAAGGACACATTCAAGGAAAAGTACGATGGCTATTCTTTAAAGAAGTATTTCAAAGACAGGAAGATAGAACTCAAAACAGAAACCATCGAAGAAATCGACGCCCTCATTTTGGCTGAGTATGACCGACTTGAGGAATACAAGGCTAACTTTGCCATGATTGAGGAACAAGCCCTTGATTATGAGTTGCCAGCGGAACCTTACACTAGAGCGTTGCAGAACGACACACCTCTAGTTGAAATCCTGAAACAAATGAAAAAAGACCGTGATGCAGCTATTGAGCGGAAGCAACAAGTAGAAGCTAAACGAAAAGCGGAATCAGAACGCTTGGAAGAAATTGAAGCGATAGCTAAACAGTCAGCTAACGAGGAAATTAAAGCAGTCAATGCTGAAACTGGAGAGATTATCGAAGAATCAAAACCAGTCGAGGAAACGCCAAGCAAACCAATCAAACCATACAAAATCAACCTCTCACTAACTTTCCACGGAGGAGAGAAACAATGGCATCAATTTGCTAAATTGCTAGATGATAATTTTATAAACTATGAATTTTTAGGAGAAAACAAATGATTAACTCAGTATGTCTAGTTGGTCGCATGACCAAAGATGCAGAACTAAAACACACCGGAAACAATATCGCAGTAGCATCTTTCAGCCTTGCGGTCAACCGTAACTTTAAGGATGCTAATGGTGAGCGTGAAACTGACTTTATTAACTGTGTTATCTGGCGCCAGCAAGCTGAAAATTTGGCTAACTGGGCTAAGAAAGGGGCGTTGATTGGCATTACTGGACGTATTCAGACTCGTAGCTATGAAAACCAACAAGGTCAACGTGTTTACGTGACTGAAGTTGTTGCTGATAATTTCCAAATGTTGGAAAGTCGTGCAGCGCGTGATGGTGGAAATGCTAACAACAGTTATAGCCAACAGCAAGGGCCAAACTTTGCAAGAGAAAGCGGACCTTACGGGAACTCAAGCCCTATGGACATCAGTGATGATATGCTACCGTTCTAATTTGAGGAGGGTTTATGGGTATTAAAGAAATAAAGGGGTATGAGGGGCTATATGAAGCACATTCGGACGGGACGATTTGGTCTTGCAAAAATAAAACAACATATAGCTTTGTAAGGGGAAAGACAATAAAAAGGGTTTGGGAACAAAGAGAGATAAAACCTCAGATAGCAAGAAGACAAAGGAGTGATCACTACGATAAGCGAGTGAAATTGTGGTAGGTGAAATATGAAACTAGAATTTCTATTACCAAGGTCAAAAACTAAACCTGCTCAAAATTTAGTTATCAACAGTAATGACAGATTTCATTATCAAGCAGAGGGCCGGATGGTCAAGAAACTGCGATTGATAGCGAAAGCAGAAGCGGGGCTTAACACCAAGCCAGTATATAGCCCTGATAAGCCTTGCAAGGTGCTTGTAACTGTCTACGCACCAACCAGAAGAAGATTAGACCCACCAAACCTATATCCGACTGTTAAAGCTATTATAGATGGCTTGACGGACGCTAATTTGTGGCCAGACGACAACCACGAAGTTATCAAAATGATGTCGTTTCAGTATGGCGGGCTAAGTGGTGAGTCTGGGAAATTTAAGATTGTGTTAGACATTGAGGAAACGTTAAATGAAAAGCAAAGTTAAAGACAAACTGGTCGGTATATATGCTCCAGCAAGCTACGGACATACAAGTGTGTTAGAGGAGACACAGGAGTTTTCGAAGTGGTTCTGGAAAAACCACAAAGACATAGATTTAATCAGTAATAAACTAGGGATAAGCACAAATAAACTCAACAGGATACTGACACTAGAGCAGTTACCAGATGAGAGATTATTGAAAGAGATGATAGAACTATGCAAATGAAAGAGTACGCTTGAGAAAAATGGAAGGAGATTGGTAGAGTTATGAGATACAAAGTTATTGTTTATTACGACAACATGGAAGATAGTGTAGAAGTATTTGATAGCAAGGATGAAGCTATCAACAGACTGCATCATCTAAAAGGTGTTAAATATAGAAATTCAAGATTGTATAAAGTGGAAATGGTTGAGGTAGAATAGATGGCTAGATATGAATTATTTAATGACCACTTCGAAAATGCAAAACGTTATCAAATTCCAAGAGCGCAATTAATTATTGCAGACATTCCATATAACTTAGGGAGCAACGCTTACGCAAGCGATCCACGATGGTATAAAGATGGTAGTAATGAAAATGGAGAGTCGAAACTAGCTGGTAAGTCATTCTTTGAAACCGATAACGATTTTAAAATTAATAACTTCTTTGATTTTTGCGCAAGACTTCTTAAAAAAGAGCCGAAAGAAAAAGGACAGGCACCTGCAATGATAGTCTTTCATTCTTGGCAACAAAGGGAAATGGTTATTCAGTGTGGTAAAAAGCACGGGTTTAATAATGCATATCCTTTGTATTTTACAAAAAAATCAAGTCCACAAGTACTAAAAGCGAATATGAAAATTGTAGGAGCTACCGAAGAAGCCACTGTATTATATCGTGATAAACTTCCTAAATTTAATAACAATGGTGCAATGGTTATAAATCACATGGCTTGGGAAAAAGATAGTTCTTATCCTACAATTCATCCCACCCAAAAACCGATTCCAGTATTGAAAAGATTAATTGAAATCTTCACGGACCCAGAAGATGTCGTTATTGATCCAGTAGCTGGAAGTGGTTCTACTATTCGAGCTGCTGTTGAAATGAATCGGAATGCTTATGGTTTTGAAATAAAGAAAGAGTTTTATAATAAGGCACAATCAGAAATGTTAAGTACCTTTCAAACCAGTTTGTTTTGAGGAAGTAGAACAAATGACGATATATGAGTTTTTAAATTAGATAGAGATTAGATAAAAAGGAAAGAGGTAAATTAAATGACAAGAGAAGAAGCAGTTAAGAAATTAGTAACGGCAGGAAGACTATCAGTAGCACACGCTGAGGACTTATATGATTCAATCGTTACTAAACCGGTAGTACCGCAGTACGTTGCGGATTGGTATGAGGAACACAAGGATAATTTAAATGAGTCAATTTGGGAGCATCTCGTTAATTGGGACGACGCAAATTGGGATGATTTCCAACGCTGGATATCCCAGCCTGATGAGAATGAGGTTATCACTACTCTCGTCAACATGCACCAGTTTGGGTATGAGGTCAAGAAAGAAAAACGATATACAGTGAGAATCCGAAACTTAGATGATGAAGAAACTTATTTGAATTATGATAATTTCAGAGAAACGTGGGTATTTTACAGCCGAGAAGATACAGACCGTTTTAGAACAATTCACACTCGTGAAGAGATTGAATCCAACGGTTTTGGATGGGTGTTTAACTGTGAAGGTATTGAAGTGGAAGAGGTGTAATAGATGAATAGATTAAAAGAGTTACGAAAACAAAAAAAGCTAACCATCGTCGAGTTAGCCGAAAAAGTTGGGGTTACAAAATTAACCATTCTTAATTGGGAACATGGCACCCATGAAATCAAAGGAAGTAATGCTAAGAAGCTAGCTGAATACTTCAACGTATCAATCCCATACTTGCTAGGTTATGATACAGATAACACATTCTTGGGATTAATCACTAAAATCAATCACTGGGCGGATGAACGCAATTTAAAGCAAGCTGACCCAAAAATCCAGTGGATGCGTATTACCGAGGAAGTAGGTGAAATTCGTGATGTACTCTTGAAACCGACTAAATTCAATGAACCACAAACAGCACTCAAGGACGCAATCGGAGACACGCTAGTAACTATTATCGTATTAGCACATCAATTAGACCTTGATGTAACTGAGTGTCTAAATATTGCATACGAGGAAATTAAAAACCGCAAAGGGAAGATAGTAAATGGAACGTTCGTTAAAGAAAGTGACTTATAATTTCAATAGACCTCCAGAAATGGCTCTAAAAGACGCTATATGCGATTCTATTGTTACCCTAGTGGTATTATACCTACAACTCGGTTACGTGCCTTAAAATCGCTTATAACAACATTACGAGGAGAGAAAGACATGAAGAAATATGAATACGCTGGATTAACTAAAGAGCTACATCAAAAGTTAACTCTAGAGTTTGATGCATTGAGGGATAAATACCCTAGAAAACTCACTAAATATATAATGGAAACCAAGAAATGCAATAGAATGGAAGCTAGAAAATATTTTCAAAGGTTTGATAACGTGGTTAAAGAGCGCTCGAAGCTGTCACCTTTAACGCTTGAAGATATGCGTGAGTATCTTACGGAAGGTCTCGTGAATGATTTACAAAAGCAACTGATAGAGAATTACCCAGACAGAAGTGGGTCATCTAAGCCAGATGCTGATAAAGCTAACGCTGGGCTGACTAAGGAACTTTTCCGAGAGCTTCGAAAGGAAATCGAAGAGTTAAGAGCAGCACACCCTAACCGTAACGCAGAATATATTATGGAAGTGAAAGGATGCTCAAAACATCAAGCTCAAACAATCATAACAGCAATTAACACTGTATATACAGAAATTGGCAATTTAACACCTCGCAAGGTAATCCAACTTGAAGGTCTTCTATCTAGAGAGCTATTCGGTAAGATAGCGAAGTACGTCTTTAATAAGTATGAATGGCCAGAAAGCCTAGATGAAGAGGTTAATAGAATCTTTTTAGAGTATCGCACAAAAGGTAATCTAGGCAGTGACAAAGAAAGTGTTAAACGTGCGTTATATAAAGCGATTTATATGGGCTTGTGAGGGTTCGACTCCCTCGCTCGCTGTTAGTCTGTCATGACTAGGTAATTTTTTTGACACTCGCATCGCTGACAGACCGATACACAAACCCAGTAAATATTTTATAGAAACGAGGAAACCAATACATACTTTTTTTACTCTAGTCTTGCATTGCTGGTAGCAAGACTGGAATTTAAAATAAAGGGGGTGGTAAATAAAAAAAGCCCAAGGCAAAGCTTGCCGAGAACTATTTAAATAATCTGACAATATTATTATACCATAAAAAAGGAAAGACAATTTATGAGAACAGTTGATAGGTTACAGAAAATCAAAGCACTTGATCGATATATCGAAAGCCAACTAGAAAAAATTGAGAGACTCGAATCGCAAGCGCTGAAAGTTACGTCTGGCTCTATGCAGATAGACATGGTTCAAGGTGGGAAGAGAAAAGCTAAAGACGACATATATACGGAATTGATAACGGAAAAAGAAGAGCTGAAACAATTCGTTGCGGAAGCTATCAAAGAACGTCGAGAGTTTCGTAAGCAAATAGCTAGCGTTAAAGATATAGAAGCTAGAATGCTACTTCAAATGGTATATGTAGACCAACTTGGAATCTGGCAGATATGTGACCGCTTAGCCTTTAGTAGAGCTACTTACTATGTTAAACTAAGACAAGCTGAGAAATATCTGGATTAATCTATAGCAATTAATACGGCATAATACTTTAGGCATGGTAATATAGTATTATCGAATCAGAGCGTTAGAGTTAAAACCTAAATATGTTAAAGAGCGTTTAAGTGATGAGGTTGTTTTAACCGACCACGTCTTAGATAGTTTAGGACGTAAGCAAGAAAGGACACATCGGTGTTCTTCTTTTACTTTATCTGAAAGGAGGTATGCCAATGCCAATGGTCAGACGATGTAAGGCAGATGGATGCCGTTCCTTAACAGAGAGACCAGCACACTACTGTACTACACACAAGAGTATGGAAGCAGCATACACACAAGAGAGACAGAGATACTCACGCACTAGATACAACAAGAGAGTGAGGAACCGAGATGATGAGACTAAAGAGCGCTATGCATTCTATCGGTCAAGAACTTGGTCATCTATTCGCAAGATAGCACTAGAGCGTGACAACTATCTGTGTCAGTACTGCTTAGCGTTAGATGTAGTCACACCAGATTCAAGGATAGGTGACCACGTCACACCTGTTGAGATAGCGCCTGAGATTAAGACCGATATAAATAACGTAGTAGCAACGTGTCGAAGCTGCGATAACACCAAGAGGACTTTAGAACAAGAAGTCTATGGTACTGGTCAAAACAGAACGAAACAGAACACTGACCTACGACTTTCAGTGGCAGCGTGGGCGGGTTTAATAGCCCGTAAAAAGGCGGACGTCGTTAAACCCCTCTAAAACGCCCGTAGCGCGATTTTAAATAAGGGGTGGTATATTTACCCTATGTGATGTCTAAAATTGACCCCCGCCCCTATTATGGGCCTAGGAGAG